CCCGAAACCCAAGAAGAAGGCAAAGACTACGACTCCCTGCTTGACGACCTTTGGGCCATTGCCCAGCAAGAGATGGACTCTTGGGCCAAGGATGGGGCCTTCCCGTACGACAAAGAACTGCTGAACCTGCTCATGCAGACGGGGAACATGAAGGCGATGAGCCGGGAAACGGGCATCCCGTACAGGTCAATAATCTACTCCATAGAACAGGCCAAGGCCAAAATCAAAACCGCAATTGAGTCCAATGGATATACTGGTCTATCCCATCCTGATTAGCGCCTTAGCGACCCTTGCGGTCGTGGAGTTCCGGGTGCTGCCGGGATGGTTCTACGCTTTGCCATTCGCCAAGCGGAAGCCGTTTTCCTGCATGACCTGCTTTGGTTTTTGGCTTGGGGTGTTGCTGACCCTGCCGACCTGCCAATGGTACTTGGCTCCTATCCTCGGCCTTGCCTCATCTGCCACCGCAATTATCATTCGGGAATGGACCTTCAAATGACCAACGACCAATTCATCGTTGCCCAAAAGCATCGCAAGTACTGGGATCAATACATCGCCTCCCTGACGATGCGACTACCACCCGATGCCGTTGGGGAACTGCAAGCCATCCTGACCGCTCACGGGCGACCCCCCACAAACTGGTGGTGTGCGGACTGCGTAAAATCGGCTCTCCAATACATTTACCTGCAAGCGGACTTGTTCCTCGAAGTGAACCAAAACACCATAACCTACCCCCTGAATGCCCCTGCCAATCCCAAACAATAACGAGTCAAGAGAAGGATTTATCGGTCGTTGTATGTCCAACAACGAGGCCAATGCGGAGTTTCCCGATACGGCTCAACGGCTTGCGGTTTGCGGCTCAACGTGGGAGAATCACAAGAGGCGGCAGTTCGAGTCATACTCCGACTACGGCCAAGAGATTCGGGCCAATGCAAAGAGGGGGATTGAACTCAACGAGCGGAACGGGAACAAGTGTGCGACGCAGACGGGCAAGGTCAGGGCGCAGCAGTTAGCCAGCGGGGAAGCCATCTCGGTCGAAACCATCAAGCGGATGCACTCCTACCTGTCAAGGGCTGAAACCTACTACGACAACGCTGACGACACCTCGGACTGCGGTTACATCTCCTACCTCCTTTGGGGTGGCAAGTCGGCTCTCTCTTGGTCAAGAAATAAACTCCGAGAACTTGGGGAACTTGAAGGCGAAGGATGACGAAGCCCAAGTGCAGGCTCGGATGGACTCGCTGATGATGGTCATAACGACCCTCTGCGACTGCATCGGAGCGGTGGACGATTCTAACTCCCCGAATGCATTTGCCGTGAAGATGAAGATAGTGGACAAGATTGACGAACTGATTGATAAAATCGAATACTGATGAGTGGATTTCAAAAAAGGAAAACTTATTATACGGGGGTTGTTTATGAGTGGAACCTACCGACGGGCAGTACCTGCCCTTTCGCTAAGGAATGCAAAGTTACTGTAAATAGACAAACAGGTAAATTTGACATAAAAAGAGGGCAGTATAAGTGCTACGCTGCAAGCGCAGAAAGGTTCCCGGGCGTTAGGGAATCAAGATGGAAAAACTTTGAAACGGCCTTAGCAGGAATTAAGCCAATAATACCAAAGAACTGTAAGGCCGTGCGTATTCATATGAGCGGGGATTTCTTCAATCAAGATTATTTTGATATGTGGTTGTCAATATGTAGGGAAAATCCAAGCGTTGAGTTTTGGGCCTACACGAAGTCCCTTAATTATTGGGTAAAAAGAATTAACGAAATACCTTCAAACTTGGTTTTAACGGCAAGTTATGGTGGAAGTTTAGACCACCTTATAGGTGAACACAAATTAAAGAACGTAAAAATATACAAGAGCCAAGAACTGGTTGAAGATAATCGGCCCGTAGATGTTAATGATGACTACGCAAGAACTCCAAATATTAATTTTGCGCTCATTGATAACAACTTAATTTCAAAACAAAAGCAAGCAAAATGAAACGAGTACCCATAGGCACAATCAAGAACAACCCGAACAACCCGAGGGTTATTAAAGACGACAAGTTCAAGAAACTCGTGCAGTCCATTAAAGACCTACCCGAAATGGCCGAGGTTCGTCCCGTTGTGGTCAATACCGATATGGTCGTGCTTGGAGGTAACATGAGGCTCAAAGCCATGCGTGAGGCTGGATGGAAGGACGTGCCGATTCATGTTGTAGACTGGGACGAGGACAAGCAAAGGCAGTTCATTATCAAAGACAACGTAAGCGGGGGAGAGTGGGATTGGGAGATGCTGGCAAACCAATGGGATGAATTAGAACTGCAGGAATGGGGACTTGACGTTTGGAAAGCCCCGGCAGAGGTTGACTACTCAATCTTGGATGAAGATGATTTAAGCGACCAAATTGACGGCATGGCATCAAACGTAATGAAGGCTATTCAAATTGAATTTGAACCCGAACATTACGAGCAGGCCTTTGAGTTGGTTAAGTTTTGGAGGCAGCAAAAACTTTACATTGGTGGCTTCTTGATGGAAAAACTTAAAGAAGAAAGGGAAAAACTGTGAGGTGTCTCGCTTTTATACCAAGCAAAGGGAGGCCCGACAACATAGCAAAAAATGTCGAACCTTTTATGCAAAGGCTTGGCATTGATTACAGGATATTTGTAGAGCCACAAGAAAAGGATATGTATAAGTTCAAGAACGTAATTGCCCTTGAACAAAACAACCAAGGGTTAGGATACTCAACCAAGTTTGCGAAAAAATATGCAGAAGAGAACGGGTATGACTTGGTTTTTAGGATTGACGATGACGTAAAAGGAATTGGGAAAATAGAGAAAGACTTAGACAAGATTGTTAAATCTTTTGGCATTCCAAAGGTAGGAGCCGTTGTTTTTCCTTATGACTTTGAATGGTACGCAAAGTCCGAAAAACTATTCTCAAAAAAGAACAAACGCTGCCAAACTTGCTATATAATTAGGACGAACCTTTTTAGGCCGGAATGCAGCATAAGCACTTTTGACGATTTTTACCAATATTTACTGCTCCGAAATGACGGCTATGACACGCTTTTTTGTTCAAGGCATCTTATTGAGTGCGCCCCGGTAGGCAAAGGTAAAGGCGGTCTACAAGCGTTTGACCGTTCGGAAATGGCACTAAGGGAAATAAACATCTTTAAAAGCATCGACCCGACCATTGATGTTGTTTCAAAGCCCGATAAACCTTGGAAGTTTGAACCAAAATTCACAGACCGCAAATATAAAAGCAGCAAAATATGAAAAGGATTGACCTTATTCAAGTTCAGCACTCTATAAAGATTGGAGACGATTGCCCGTATATTGAGCCAAATGTAACTGAGGACTGCGTTCTTTATTCCGAAGGAGAGGCAATAGGCTTTTACTTGACAAAGATGCCCGAGAAAATGTGCAAACTTGCCGACTTGGCAAACCACGAATTACAATCAAAAAGGGTGCCAAAGCAAGGAACCAAAAGGTCCGAAAGCGCAGGTGGTATAGTTCAGGAGTCTTGCATTATTGGGAGCGTTCCACCCAAACCACACATGAAAAGACCCTACGCAAGTATAAGCAGCGTCCATCAAGTAGAGTCGGCCAAAACCTTTATTAAGGCCATGCTTCTTTTAGCCAGCGAAAGCGAGGGATTAATAAAGCAAATCCTGCCACATCAATATGAAAGGCAGTTGGAGTTATTTCAAGGAGTGCCAAAAAAATGGAGATTTGCAAATCTTTTTACAAGTTCTATTTCAAACTTTAATATATCGGCTCAATTTCATAGGGATGGAGGCAACATAGTTGGGGCCGTGAATGTGATAATCTGCAAGAAGCACAACTCCAAAGGAGGCGACCTGCATATTCCTGACTACGGAGCAACCGTCGGCCAGCAGGATAACTCGATTTTAGTGTACCCGGCTTGGAGGAATGTTCACGGGGTTACGCCTATCATTCCAACCCATGAGGGAGGCTATCGGAATAGCCTTGTTTTTTACCCTTTAAAAGCCTTTGTAGGACTTCAATAACTTCGGAGGAACATCGGTGCCAACCCAAGAAAAACAACCGCATGGTGGCTCTCTAACGAGGCCAAATAAGGGGGAGACAATGAACCCTAACGGTCGCCCCAAGAACCTTGAGAATTTGTTGCACGACCACTTCCTTGCTGAGCATAATCTTCGGCTCACGAAAGGGCAGGCACAGGCCATGATTCAAGTCATTCTCGGTAAAACCAAAAACGAATTGATTGAGATGGCAAACAATAACGACCTTCCTTTTTGGGTTGCATTAATTGCCAAGAAGGCAAATCGAGATTGGGAGAAGGGCAGCATCCATATTCTTGACGTTTTGTTTGACCGGGTTTACGGAAAACCAAAAGAAGAGGTTGTTCAAGTAATCCACGAAAGGCCTATTTTTACAGGCATCAATCTCGATGTTCAAGGAAACGAAAGCACAGGCGAAGATAGCCAACCTTAACAAAAGGGTCAGGGTTATTCAAGGAGGCACGTCTTCATCCAAGACTTTCAGCATTATCCCTTTGCTGATAACCTACGCGATTGATAATCCAAACTCCGAGATAAGCATCGTTTCCGAAAGCATCCCTCATCTTCGAAGAGGTGCGATGCGTGATTTCATTAAAATAATGGAATGGACTTCAAATTACAACCCGGACAACTGGAACAAAAGCAGTTTTACTTATCTTTTTAATAGCGGTTCATTTATTGAGTTTTTTAGCGTTACCGAAGAATCAAAACTTCGAGGCGCAAGGCGTGATATTCTTTTTGTGAACGAGGCAAACAATGTGCCTTGGGAGGCCTTTCATCAACTATCAATTCGCACCAAAAAGTTCATTTACATTGACTATAACCCAACTGCGGAGTTTTGGGCGCATACTGAATTGGTTGGAAAAAATGATACCGATTTTGTTATTTTAACCTACAAGGACAATGATGCCCTTGACCCTGCCATCATCCGAGAGATTGAGAAAGCCAAGACCAAAGCCGAAACGTCAGCCTATTGGGCGAACTGGTGGAAGGTCTATGGCCTTGGTCAAGTCGGGACGCTTCAGGGTGCGATATACGAGGACTTCGAGGTGGTGGAGGGTATCGATGTCAGCCGAGCGAAATTCGTCGC